GCCGCCGCCAGGGTGCGCCGAGGTCACCGGTGCCGCCGCGCACGTTCGCGGCCCGCTGCGCCTGCGCCCCCGCCCCCTTCGCTATTTCGCCCATGCGTTTCATGGCGTTAGCTGCTTCGGATGCTGAGCGGCGTGAGGTGGTGCCGATGCCGCGCAGTGCTTTTTCGGAGGTGGTGGCGGTTTTGCGGGCTTCGGTGCCGATGCCGCGCATGGATTTAGCGGCGGCGGCCCCGGCTTGGCGCGTGGATTTTTCGGTGTTTCTGAATGATTTTTCGGTGTTCTTGGCGGCGTCTTTCGCTATTTTACCGGCCTGCCGCATACCCTCAGTGAATTGCTTCACATCAGCACGTAGGCGCACCGTAACCTTCTGCTCAGCAGCCATAACAACATCTCCAAATCATCTAAACAACATCGTCAGGTACAAACGCGGGATCATCCCGCAAATCCTCAAGCACCGGGTACATAACCCGCCCCGGCTCCGGCCGGAAATTCTTCCCACCAGTCACACGATCCACCGCAGCCTTCGCAAAGCAAGTCTCCTGCTCCACCTCGAACCAGCCGGATAACTTAGGATTACGGCAAATACTGGTGTGCCGCCCGCACTCCTTACAAAGCTCACGCTCATACAAGGCTAGACCCATCACGGCGATGCGGTCGGCGTCAGTCCACGGCCCCGTACCACCAAGAAGGATATGCGGGGCTACACCCCAATCACGGGCGGCCTGCAACGCCAGCAGGCCACCCGCGTGTTCCTCACAAACCAGGCAGTCAGCTACGAAACCGGGGCGACACCTCGAAGCCTACGGCGGCGTTAGCGGCCTCAACGTATGCGCCGATTACCCGCACGAACTGCCCGCCGATAGTCTCGTGCACGCCCTCCCATTCGGTGGGGGTGAGCCGGTGCCCTTCCAGGGTCGCCGCCTCCGCTAGGATGCGGTACCAGAGCCGCACATCATCATTCTTAATGCCCTCGTCGGTGCCGCCGTCGGCCTTGTACTCTTCGCGGATGCGTTCGCTTTCGGTGTCCACCAGCCCGTAAACCACCACCTCGGCGGTCTGCACGGTGCCTAACAGGTGCTCTAGTTCGTCCTGCGCCTCAGTGAGCTTGTCCGCGTTGCTCACCTCACCCAGAGCCTCGGTACCGGCCGGGGCCGCACCCTCCGGCCCGGACAGCCGCTTAATGGTTGCCTCTAGCTCGGCGATGCGCTCAGCATCGTTAGCGTCCAGCGCCAGCAGGGCGGTGCGGGTGAGACGGTGCTCAGTGCCGCCGGTAATCCAGTCGGTCAGGTTGAAACCAGCAGGGGCCGGGGCGGTAGTGGTGGCGGTCTTCTTCTTGGTAGCCATAGTATGAATCCTTATCGTGTGTGTTTCGCGTGTGATTAAAGTGCCCTCAGCCGGGCCGGGGCACACACTAAACCCGGCCCGGCTAAGGGGTATGAGCCGCGCTCACCGCCTATGGTGGAGCGCGGGGAAGCCACCGCACGGGTGGCAGGACTATTAGGCCGCCTTAGCCGCGATGAACGACCAACCGTTATTCACAGCCAAATCGACTTCGGCGCGAATGTACCCCTCCGAGCCATTCTCACCCTCCGGGTAGCGGGGGGTATCGGTCACGGCTTGATACACGCTAATCTCGTCGTCGGCCTCAAACGGCGCATCATAGGGCTTGGCGGAGACGCGGACGACAACGAAAATATCGGTGCCCTTAGTCTTGAGCATCTGAAAAATCTCGTCGCCCTGCGGATCGGCCTGCCCCGGCTTCGTCTTGTTGAACCAGCGGAAAGGTACGAGCTTACCCTCAAAGTTGGCCTTGCCGAACGTCTTTGCGTTGGAGTCTTCGCAGAGGGCGGCCATGCCGTCGATAGTCTCGGATGCGGCCGCACCAACGTGCGTGCCGTCCTTCAGCAGGCGGCACGATGCGTCCTTGCCCGCGTTCAGCTCGGTGATGGTCGGCGCCGCCGGGTTTTTGATGCCACCGGCGGGAATGAGCACAAGCTTTGTTTTAGCACCTGCAAGGGTGCGGCCCGGGGGGACTGCCATTAGTTCTTACCTCCATTGTTGGCCGCCTTGTTGGCGGGGTCTATTTCTGTCACCGGCTGCACGCGCCCCTCAGTTGAGGGCAGGTCGCGGTACAGACCCGGGAATAATTTCAGGTAGTGCTCGGGTACCTCCACGATTAGCCCGGTTACACTGTGGGCTACACGCACGAATCCGTCCATGCTGCTTTCACCTTTCGTTTATTGTGTTGTGAGACGCCACACCAGGGGGACGTATGCCCGGGCGGGTGGTGTCGTTGTGTCAAATTCTGGGTACGCGGTCTGCTGCTGCGGCTCGTCCGGCCTCACCTCATGCCCGCCTACAGCGTGCCCGGTGAGGCGGCGGCGCACCTCTTCGGATAGGTGCATGACCGTGTTCACATCTGCCCCTACTAGGGTTGTTTGGATGGTGAGGGTCTGTGAATCGCGGTCGGCGCACCCGGCGACGCTCCGCATCGCGTCAATCCCCGTAGGCTGCGAGACCCATAGGAGGATGTAGGGTTTTGGGGTGCGGCCGTCACGGTAGAGCGGCACATCGGCGGGGATAGTACCCGTGTACACTGCGGTGTTCTGGATGCCGTCTAGGGCGGCGGTGAGGGCCTGTATTATCTCTGTGATTCGCATCAGAAGATTTTCCCCCCTACCTCCAATAGCGCCTTCTCCACAGACGGTATGACCGCATCAGTGGCGGGCCGCATGTACGGGCGGGGGCGCATGTGCACGGTGCCGTACTCGACGAAGCCCGCGTATGCTGCCCCGGCGGTGATAGTGTACTCGTCCGCGCTTACCCGGCGGGGTTTGATGGATGCCCGCAGGTGCCCGGTGCGGATGGGTGCTATCACGGCCGCCTGGGCCGCAATGTCCCCCGCACCCTTGGCTAGTACCTGTTCGGTGCGGGGGCGTATGGCCGCTAGTTTCGCACTGATGGCGGCTAGCTCGGTAATGTCGATGCTTTTAGTCACCGCGCCCTCCCGTTTTCTTGTAGGGGGTCTGTGCATACCAGGTCGCGGCATGGCAGCTCCGATCCGTACAGGATTTGCCGTACTGTTAGTTCGCGGCCTACCGTGCCCGGGTCGTCGCTTCCTGTGATGCGCACTACCCAGCCGACGCGGGGCCGCTCAACCCGCAGCGGGATACTCACCCGGTACTCGCGGCGGGCCGCGTCAAGCTGCCCCGTAGCATCCTGCGTGTTACCCGATAGGTTTAGCTCTTGCACGCGGCAGGGGATGCCCTCATACTCTATGCGCGGCTCTCCCGGCCCATCCAGCGGGTTATCTTTGTCGGGTGCCCCGGGTGAGTATAGGGCGCACGTGCTGTTCATCGACCCGAGCAGGACGGGGGCCTGCCTAGCACCCCAGCCACGGGGCACGACGCGGCTGTTAGCTAGTACCATCCAAACCCACCCCCATAGGGTGCGGTGGCACGGGGGGATGCGCCCTCACTCATAGCCGAGCCGTGCAGGCCACCCAGCGCCTCCCAGAAAGCGCCACTGCTGCCCGCCCGGTCTTCGTCACGCTGCGCCTCAGCATCCAGCGCGTCAGCCTGCGCCCTCAGCTCAGCCGCAACCGCCGGGCCGTCAACCGATAAATCTTGCTGCGTTATCTTCTTGGATAGCAGCACCTCGCTAGTGGCGATGGTGCGGAGCGCCCGGGCTGCGGCCCGTTTCACGTTCCCGCCGGACAGGTCTAGCAGGTCTTCTACCTGCACGTCGGTGAGGAGGGTGCCCGTGCCGCACCCCGCCTCCCCGTCCTTTGGCAGGTCGGCGATGAGGAGCCGCACCCGGCTAATATCTCTCTCTATCATGGGCGCGGCCCTCCATCCTCTGATTAGGCGCCGGTAGATGCGTACACGGCGGTGTTGTATACGGCGGTTGCGCCTGTCACGTGACGGCCGCGGTAAGTAATTACGTCGCGGTCGAAAGAGCCTGCGGTTGGGTCGATGTCTCCACCGGCGACGTTTCGGCCCGCGTCGTTCTTCACACGAATGTCCGGCTCGGCGTACCCGCGCAGGCTGGCTTTCACCAGGGCGGGGTTGGTGGTTCCCACACCGGGGAGCACGTACCATGTGGTCGCGGCCTTGCTGGACTTGTCTACGGCGGTGAGGCCGTCAAGAACCTTTAGGGTGAACACGCCGCGCAAATAGTTGCTCTCTTCGGTGGTGGTGTCCCCCACGGTGGTTTTGATCCGCTCGGTGTTGAGGATGCGCTGCGCATCAGCCTCAAGGGTCTTGGGGACTACCAGCACGAGGCTACCGGTATCTACCGGTTCACCATCATTATTCAGCCGCTGGGTGATGGACTTGTACGCTTCCCAAAGGTTAGCGATGGTGAGCGGCTTAGCAGCAACAGCGGCCTTGCCCTTGAAGAAACTGGCGCGGGGGCCGGTGCTACCAACGAAAGCCTCGATTACGGCGCGGTCTTCACGCTTGCGTGCGCCCTTCGCCAGGCGGTCGGGGATGCGCGCCAACTGTTCCCATTCCTGGTTGAGCTGCATCTCCCAGGTGAAGGGGAGGGTGATCCCGTACTTCTGCACCTTGATTTCGTGCTTAGTATCACTCAGCGAGGTAGCCTTGTACTCTTCACCCTGCGCCACCAGCTCGTAATCTACCGGGCCGAACAAATCCTTGAGGGTCTTGGGTCGGAAGTCCGCCACCTCGGTAGTGTCCGCGATGCCCTGCCACTGCGGCACGTAGTCACGGTAGGTGTGTAGCATGTCGATTTCTAGGGCCTGCCCCAGGAGCGTAGGGAAGTCGCTCGTAGTCATGGCCTCGCTCAGGCGGGCCTGGGCGGAGGGGGTGCCGGTCATGCCTGCACGGAAAAGGCGTGCGGCCTCAATGATGCGATCACCGCCGGGCACACCGGCCTCAGCGATTTTGTCCGCGTGTAGAAAGTCTTTGCTCATGAGTATTTCTCTCTTCTTGTCGGGGGTGGTTTAGAATGCGCCGAGCGGCTTCACGTGGGCGTCGGCGCCGGGGGCTGCGGAGCCTTCCAGGGCGACACCCCATTTCTTGCCTGCCCCGGTGGTTAGCTTCCCGTCGGTGCCGACGTTCACGCGCTGCCCGGCGTTCACCTTCTCCTTCACGGGGATCAGCCAGGAGCCTACGAGGTCTAGGGTTACGGGGTAGCTGTTCGCTGCGTCGATGATTGCCACACCGGCGTAACCGGCGTCGTTGGTGCCGACTACTACGGGGTCGCCGCTTTTCACGTCGGCGGGGGAGGGTACGCTAATGTGTTCGGCGCGGGGGTAGACGAGGTTTTTAGCCATGATTCTTAGCCTTTCATTGCTTCGATGATGTCGGATTCAGTGACGGTATCCCCACCACCGGCGGGGATGCCGTAGACGCCGGGTGCGCCGTAGGGGGCGCGCGGGTACTCTGCAGCATGGGCGCGGACGCTTTCACGGAACGCCTCTGGGTCTAGGTTCTTGTCCGCAGCCCCGGCCTCTGTGAGGGTTTTCACCGCATGGGGTGCGTTGATGCCGTGGAACTCTTCACGCACAATAGACTCAACGACGGCGCGGCGCGCCTCACTCTCAAGGGCCGCGATGCGCTCACGCAGGGCACGGTTCTCACCAGCCAGCCGCTCAGCCTCAGACACGGCGGACTCACGGGCCGATTCGGCGCACCCGTCATTCTCCACCGGCCCCGGCTCCGGCTCTACTGCTTCGGCTCCTGCCTCGGCGGTGTTTTCGTCGCTGGCGGGTGCCGTTTCACCGGCCACGGCCTCACCGGGGGTGTTGTTTTCCAGGGTGTCGTTGGTGCCTGTGATTTCTTCCACGGGGTTTTGCTGTTCATGGGGTTTGGGCATTTCGCCTTCTTCCTCCTTCTGGTGTTCTAGGATTTGGTCGATTCGTCCCCCGCGTCCTGGGCGGGTTACGAAGTCTACGGAGCGGATGCTGTGGATTGCTTCTACTACGCCGTCGGGGTTGATGCTGGCGGTTCCGTTGATGCTTACGCCGATGATGTGTGCGCGGTCTGCTAGGAATGTTCGGTGTGATTCGAAGATTTCTGCGGTTGCTTCTAGTGCCCCGGTTTCTGGGTTGATGGTGGCGGGGGTTGCTAGTGCTCCGGCTAGTTGGTTGAGGTCGCCTTCGGGCCTTTCCCATTCTTCGGTTTCGGTTTGGTGGTTGATGTACATGTGTGTCCCGGCGGGGAAGAGGTGGGCGGCGCCCGAGATTGTTTCGGGCGGGTAGTATCCGCTTGAGCCTTGGCCGGGGGTGATGATGGTGATTGCGATTTTTGCGCCGGTTAGGTCGCTTGTTGGTTGTCCGCCTGCTGATTCGCGGGTGAGTGTTTTAGGCATTTTTGGCTTTCTGTTTTAGGTCGCGTAGTGGGCGTTGGGTGATGGTTTCGCGCCAGCCCGGGTTTGTTGTTCTTTGGGCTAGGGCGGTGAATGGGATTTGCCCGGTGTTGATTAGGTGGGCGCGTTGCGCGCCTAGTATGTCGGCTTGCGCTTGTGGTGTTAGTGAGCGGTACCATTCTTCGCCGGTTTGTATTTTGGGTGCGGTGTCGGTCTGGTTGATGCCGAGTTGCGCCCAGGGTTTGGTCTTTGGGACGCGGGTGCACCGTCCCCTGTGGTGGTCGTTTGGGCCTGGTTCGGTGGTGGGGTGGGTTGTTCCGTGCATTGCGATGCATGCGGCGCATGTGCGTTTGTCTAGGGCGGCTACCCATACCCAGCCTTCTAGGATGTCGGTGTTGCGGCTCTCCCATTGTTGTGTTGCGTGGCGTTGCGCGTCGTGGGTTTCTGTGCGGGCGATCATGGTTGCGCGGGGTAGTCCGCCTTTGAATGCGTCGCCTACTTGTTTTAGGAGTTGCCGCGCGGTTTCTTCTGGGTTCACCCCTGTTGCGGTGCCGCGTATGAGGGCGTGTTTTAGTTTGGTTTCGATTTCTGCGGGGAGCCGCAGGGTGTGGGTGGTGATGCGCTGTGTTGTACGCTGTACCATCCAGTCGATTTCTTCGGGTGTGATGGTGTTGAGTGTGTGGGAGAGGGCGTAGGTGAGGGGTAGCTGGGTTTTTACCATCCTGGCGTGTGCGTCTAGTGCGCTGTTGATCGCGTCGGGGATGGTGATGTCGGCGGTTATGCCCGCGTACTCGGCCAGTAGCTCTTCTAGTTTTTCGCGGGCGTGCGCTAGGGCTTCGTGGGTGCGGTTTGCTTGGAGGATGCGCCACCCGGGGGCTGCCCCTGTGGTGGGGTCTTGTGCCGCCCGGATGGCGTCGGCGAATGCTGCCTCTAGTGTTTCCCATGCTGCGGCCCATTGTGTGGCTAGCGTTGTCTCGGGGAGGGCTAGCATGCGTTCGGTTTGGTCTTTGAGGCGTTGCGCGGCTTCGGCGGCTGCCATGTGCACGGTCATTCGTCGCTCCGTTCTCCGCGTGTTGCTTGCGCTATGATCGCGTCGGCTAGGTTGGCCCCGGCGGGGATTAACTCTCCTGTGGTGGGGTCTTTCATTCCGGCTATGATTTCGTCGGGGTCGCGTACTCCTAGTGCGCGCAGGGTGATTAGCGCTAGGGTTTCGTAGGGTACTAGCCCTGTCCCGTAGGTTTTGGTTACGGCGTCGATTGTCTCGGCTAGCGTCTGCTCGTTGAGGTCGGGGAAGTGGAACACTAGGGTGCGTTCTACCCCGTCGGGCAGTTTGATGTCCCATTGCCCGGCGGCCTGTTTCACGGTGCCTTTGAGTGGGCCTTGCGGGGCGGCTATGGCGGCGTCGATGACGTGGCCCAAGATAGCCCTGTATGTTTCTTGCCAGAGGTGTTGCCGCGCCATGAGGTCGTTGAGCATTGGCCGGTCTAGGGTTTCGGCTACGGCCCGCGCCCCAGTCTGCCCTGGGTCGCCTAGTAGCATGGTGACGGGTACGCCTAGTGCGGCGGCGACCATTGATGCTAGGGGTTTACCTGATTCTGCGTCGATTGTCGCCCCGGTCTTGGGCATGGCCTCTACTGTGGCGTCTACGGTGCCGATTACCCCGGGTGTGGGGGATAATGCGGCGTGCTGTAGTGCGCGGCGGGCTTCTGAGGCGGCTTTGTTGTTTTTCGCTGTTACCCGGTGGCTGATGCGTGCTAGTGCGCGCATGAGCCGCGCCCAGTCCTCAAGGTAGATTTTGTATGCGCGTGCCCAGGGTAGGGCTGCGAAGATGTCGGGCACGCCCCAGGCCCAGCCGTCGGGTGATCCGTCTGCCTGGTGGTGGATGGGGGTTGTCCAGTCTACGGGGATGCCGCCTATGCTTTGGGGTTGCGCTACGGGCCGCCAACCGAGGGCGGGGTAGTAGGCTTCTTTGCGGACGGTCTGGGTGCTCGTGGCGTCGTAGAGTTTTTCTGTCCAGGAGCGCAAATAGTAGCGTGGCTCTGCGGCGTTTTCTGGGTTGGTGAGTACGCCGGTGATTTCGGTGAGGGGGATGGTGCGGGCGGTTACGGCCCCGCTGGTGGGGTCGGTGCGTAGGGCGATGAATATGTTCCCGTCGGTCGCTTGCGCGTGTTCTAGCCGGTGCTGTGCTTGCATGCCTGTGAGTGCGCGGCGGTTTGCGGGCGCATCCCAAAACGCTTGTATGACGGCGTTCACATCCTGGCTGCTGTTTTCTGCGGTTGCTGTGGCGGTAACGCCCACACCGGCGCCGAAAACGTACCCGGCGCGGACGTGCACGCCACGCTTCACCAGCGGGTCGGACACGGACATTAGCCTGCACACGTCACTATTGCGCTTCACACCGGCTAGGGTGAACTCCTCGCTGCCTATGGTGGTGAGCCGCCGCCACCCGGCGTCGTCCGCCATCATCCCTTCAATCGTGGAGAATGACTCACGCAGCTGCGCGGTGGCGGCCTCTAGCTCACGGGCCGGGCCGTTGAACGCGCCCGTAATGGTCTCGCGCGCCGATTCGATGATGCTTTGCAGGCGGCCCATAGCCACCCCTTTCTTTTAGTAGAATCCGATGCTGTACCCGTCCTCACCCCATTCTTCGGCGTCTTCTATCGTGTCCCCGCCGGTGATGGGGTTGATGCCGAGCTGGTTCACTGCCTGTGTCATGGCGTCCACCGCGTCGTCGTGCTTCCCATTCGGGAAAAGCTTCGCTTCCTCAACCAGCTCTTCAACATTTGGTAGCAGGTGCGGCTCGGGCAGGATGATGTCGCCGGAGTGCGCTAGTGGCGAGACTGCGTTAGCGCGGACGACTTTACCGCCGTCGGGTGTGACTGGGATTATCCCGGCGACTTTCCCGCGCAGGGAGTTGATGACCGCAGGGCCATTAGCTTTGTCCTCAACGAATTTCGCTACGGCCTGCGGCCATTTCGCGGACATTGCCTTGATCGCGTCTAGCGTCTCCATGAATGTAAGCCGCTCACGCCGCATATCCAGCAGGAAGCAGCGGGGACCCCTGCGCAGCCAGACTTGGCCCACCACGTAATCGGATTGGTCGGTGCCCTTAAAAGCCAGATCCCAGGATTGTATGATTTCGTCCTCTGGGCCGATGCCGTGGATTACCCGCTCACCGGTAGGCTGTTCAGCCCAGATGGGGTTGCTGTAGCGCGCCCAGGTGCCGGGGAAGATACCGCCTTCGTCGGGTGATGGCGTGCCCTGGTATAGGGCGGCCCATGATTTCGGCCCGGCCTCGCGTTTGCGTTTCTCCCAGTTCTTTTGTGTGCGGCCGCGTGCGGACACCATGAACTCGCCGGGTTCCCGCCCTAGCGGGTCTTCCTCCCCGGCCTCCGGTTTATGGTCTGCCTGCGCTGGGATGCGTAAGAACTCCCATTCGCCGGGGTTTTCCCGCATGAGCATCCCCGCCAGGTCGTTATCGTGCCACCTGGTGAGGATTAGAATCACGGGGGCGCCGGGGGCGAGACGCGCGGCGGCGGTGCCCGTCCACCAGTTCCATTGATCCTTTTGAATGGTGGGTGAGGAGGCATCTTTGTGCCCGCGCACCGGGTCGTCGATAATCAGCAGGTCGGCCGGTTTACCGGTCATTGCGCCGCCTACGCCCGCGCAGAACACGCTGCCCTCGTGCCCGTCCAGCTTCCAGAACTGTTTTGAGGATGAACCGGGGCGCACACGTATGCCGAGTTTCGCCGCGTTATCGCGGATGTCGTCACGAATAACCCCACCCCACTCCGTGGCTATCTCCTGCTGGTAGGAGGCGATGATTACCCGCGTGTCCGGCCTCTGCGTGAGCACCCACTCAACGAACCGGCGGGAGGCCCGCTGCGATTTACCCTCCTGCGGTGGCATGCTGATGATTAGCCGCGAATCCGGTGTGTTGAACGCCTTCACTAGCTTCTGGTCGATCAGGTCTAGCGCCGGTGTCTGCACTGTCCTTTCGTCTAGTGCGGCCGCCAGCTCCCCGGGCGTGCCGTATGCGGGTTTACCGGATGCGGTGGTGATGGATTCCAACAGCTTTTGCGCCACGTGATCGGGCAGTGAGGCTACAGCCTCCGCCACCAGCTCGGGCGGGTAGGCGGCCACCATTTTCAGGAAGTCCATACCCCCCACCCGCCCCGCTTTTTATTGTCCGGTCATTTGCTGCAGCTTCGCTATCAGCATCTCCTGCGCCGTCGTCTCGTCCACCTGATCCTGCTTTCTGGTTATACCGGCCCTATCCAGGACGTTTTCGACGGCGCGGAGCCTGTCGCTTGATTTTTCGGCGCTCACCATTTCGCGGGCGAGCACTTTCAGGGCCGGGTCTACCAGCTCTTGGAGCCGCAGGGCNNNCGGCACCGCCGTGCATTTTACAGACGGTGCCGCCGGGGATGGGGTAGCGTTTGCATTGGCCCCCGCGCCGGTTACGGGCTTTGCAGCGCCTACGCGGCGGCTTCTCCTGCTGCGTCATTCTCCCTCTCCATCTCTGCCACTGCCTCCTGTAGATCTATAGATACGTCTACGTCGCCGAGGCGTTTAGCGGCTTTTTTCCGGTCACCCTTCACGAAAACTAGGATTTCCTGGTGCGTGCGGGCTAGCACCCGGGTCTGTTTGAATTGTCGGGGTGAGCGGAGCGCGGCCGTACCAACCGCCGTTAGCAGTATCGCGTCCTGCGTGTAGGTTAGCCCGGCGGCCTCTGCAGCGTTCAGCATGCACCGGTGCATTGATAGCAGCTCACCTTGCTTGTTGCGGACGTTACCGACGATGAAAACGGCGAACCGGTCTTGCCGTAGTACGCGGGCGACCTCACGCATGGTTTTCACCATTGAGGCGTCAAACTCTGCGGGTGACATGGTAGAAAGGTCGTCCGCTAGATCGCTGTACACTTCTAGGTCGTAGTAGGGTGGGCACCCTATCACCATGTCGGCCGAACCGGCCGCGCGGGCTGCTAGCGTCTTCCGTGAGTCACCCAAAACATAGGTGGGGTCGCCCGCCCACCCGTCATAGTTGCCGCGTGATTCTTCCACCTGGGCGCGGTTCTCGTCTACCTGCTCCTGCCGCAGCTCATGCCCCGTGTAGTGGCGGCCCATTGCTGAGGCTACGATGCCGCGTACTGATCCACCGGCCCAGGGGTCGGTGATTTCGTCGCCTTCGAGGGAGAACCAGCGGTAGAGGATTTCGCATAGTGCGGCGTCAAAGGTTGATGTGCCGCCGTCCACCTCGTTTAGTTTTTCGGCGAACTCGCTATCTAGGATTTCCTGGGTGGTGAGTTTCTTACCGGTGGCTTTTTCGGCGAGGTTTTTCACGTACATGAAGTTGGTGTATTTGTAGTGCGGTGCGTCGCTTAGAAGGCCCTCCGAGCGGCCTGCGACGGATTCTATGCCACTGGCTGCCCATGCCCGTTTACGGGCCTGCCATGCCCCGCCGCGCGCCGATAGGGTGGTGAAGGGGGGGTGCCGAACTGTTCTTCAAGGCTGCCGCCCTCCGTGTCTTTCTCCGGTTCGATTTCTTCGGCGATTTCCTCTAGGTCGGCCCGTAGCTCGTCCAAATCATCCAGGTCATACCCGGTGCCTACGAGGTCGTCCAGGTCGTCTAGCATGTCCAGGAGCGCCTGCGCATCGTATTCTGCCAGGTCGCTTGTGCGGTTATCGGCTAGGGCGATGCGTTTAGCCTCGCTATCGGTGATGTCTAGAACAATAGCGGGGATGGATTCTAGCCCGAGCTTCTGCGCGGCCTGCACCCGGTGGTTACCGGCTATAACCTCCATCTCACGGCCGGTGTGCGTGCCCCGGTTGATGATGACCGGCTGGTAAACGCCGTTGGTCTCCATTGATTCGGCTACGGCGTCGATGTTGCCTCGGCGCGGGTTGCCCGCTAAAAGCGCAATGTTTTTGAGCGGGATTTCCTGGATTTTGAGTTTGTGCGTGCGCATGCTGCCTCTCCGGTCGGGTCTCGGTATGCGGGTGTTGGCCTGTTTCTGGGTCTGCGTTGGGTTTGGCGGGCGTGGTGGCGCTCTATCGCCCGCGTTATGTCCCGGTCGGTGAGCGCGCGTATCTCTGCGTCGTCGCTGGTGTCGCGCATCTGGAATGCCCGGAGGATGTCGAATAGTGTTGTGTCGCTCATGGTCTTTAAATTGGTTTGGCCCCGCACACGTGTTGTGTGCGGGGCCTGTTTTGGTGTAAAAAAATGCCCGGGTGCTCCCGGGTTAGTGTGCGCCTGGTGTACCCTTCCTAGGGTACAGTTGTGCCTGCTAGGGACATGATAGCAGTTTTCGTTTCGCTATTCAAATTCTCTAGCCCGGTGATTCCGTGCGCGGTGTGCCCGCACCCGTCGGCACCGCAGGCGATGGTGAGGCGCGGCCCGTCCAGTGTGATAGTGAGCGCCGGGGTAACAACCCGCTCCCCCTCACTGTTGTACCTAAACACCTGCTCCGCCCCGCAGTGCGGGCATACACCCTCTAGCGGCACCTTGATATGGTTTAGTGCCCGTATCCGGTCGCACCATTCCAGGGCCTCGGCTAGGGCGTGCAGGCCGGGCGTGTTCGCCGCCCAGTATTTCACCCGTGTTTTCCTATCGGCCGCCCGCATATGGTGTGAGCAGGCCCGGTTCACCTCGGCGTCGATGTCCTGCTCTATCTGCGCGGCGTCTAGGTTGATGGGTGATGATGCGCCGCCACCGCCTGCGCCGCCCCACCGGCGGGCTGTTTTCGCGTCTGCCAGCTGATCTAGCAGCGGCATTTCGGTGATCCGCTCACCATTGGGTAGGGTGATGGGGGCGCCGTCGCATAGTGCGCGTATTGCTTGAGTGAGTGTTTTCATGAGCTGTTTTCCCTTGCTGAGTGATAGGGAAGACCCCGGGGATGCTCCCCGGGGTCTACTGTTTACTATTTGGTTACCGGTTCGTGTAACCCGGCCAGGACTATCGCGTTTTCATAGGCATGCAGCCAGTTCTTTGCGCGTTCTATGTCTTTTTTCGCCTTGCGTAGCCTCGCCTTATTTTGTTTTATATTTAGCTTCGATTGGCGCTTGGATTTCTTCGCTTCATCTAGGATGTATTGCGCCCCTAGGTATTCGCGGATCAAATCGGGGCACGGGTAGTCGTCTGGGTTCGCGTCTAGGGTTAGCATTCTGTTTCTCCCTTTGTTGAGGTGGTTTCCCATATTTCGTTTGAGTTCAGCCGGTGCTCCCGGCCCATCCTGTCATGCACCACTACCAGCCGCCCACAGTGCAGGCACGAGACGACCAGGCCCCGCCGCGTCGCGTAGTGAAATTGCGGCATGTGCAGCGTGTCCGGCAGGTGCTCGTTTACTCTCGGCCACATGCTGAGCTGCGGTGTGAGTGCCCCGGGGTAGGGGATGATGCTCCGCCGCTGCGGCGTGAATAGTTTCCGTGTCATGCGTTCACCGCCTGCCCTAGCCGTTCACGGCGGCGCGCGATGAAATAGTTCAAACCGTAGGCTTCGGCCGCCTGCTCGGCCGTCAAGGCCACCTTTTTAGGCTTCGGCCCGGTCTTAGCGCGCACGCTTTTCTTTTTCCGCAGGTACCTTTCACGGGAGTATTTTGCGGCGCTTTTGCGTTTGCTGCAGTTGAGGCACCCGGCTTGGTATTGGCCGTGAGGGCACCCGCACCCGACGCAGAGGCCGTTGTTCTGAGGCTTCCTCATTTCTGCTTCACCAGATCCCAGATGCTCACTTCGTGTTCATCATCCATATCTTGCGCCCAGTGCTCCAAGGTTTCCGCTAGATCATGGAGGGTAAGAATATACTCTGTGCCGCAAATGAAGGCGTCTTCTTTATCGTATATTCCGCCCTCGGTTATCTTGTGGTAGGAACTTTTGGAGCTTCCCCACATGACTATCTCTAGGACTGAAGCTACCGCCTTTGAGTGAGCGCCTTGGTATTCGTTGAGTGTTTCAATGAGAGTTTCTGATTTAGAAATAATACCCCAGTATGAGTGCTTCTGCGGCGCACTGAATGATAGCTGTTTCGCGTACCGGCGTAGGCAGTCGGCGGCTTTCAGGAAGTCTTCACCGCCGTTCTTACGGGGTGCACGCCACACATATTTGAGAGCCGACCCGAGCCAGAACGGCAGGGGGGTTACGATCATGTCCGGTGTGATGCCGAGGATGGGGGCGTAGTGCCCGCCTTTGAGCTGAGGATTTTGTAATTTCATTGTGCTGTCCCTCTAGGTGGGGTTTAATTTGGTGTTTCCTTTTTGTGTCCCCCCGGCTGGGTTTTTCGCCCAGCCGGGGTTCTTTTTATTTAGTGGCTAGATCGCGTTTTCTTCCACGATGCGCCAGAATTCGGGTTCTTCAACTTTGAGCATGTACCCGTCTTCATGGTCGCAGAGTACCTTATCGGCGATTGCGTCGATGTCGTATGCGGCGTAGGCGTCTTGTACGTCGCCTGCTTCGATTGGCTCTACGATTTCGCGGGTTACTGCTTCGCTCAGGGTTGAATAGGTGCGTGCCATTCTCGGCTCCTTAGTTGTTGTTGTTTCCCCCCGGTGGTTCCGGTTCGGTGGGCTGTTTGCCCTACAACTAATACTATACGCTCCGTATAGTTTACGTGCAAGCCGAAACGGAGTGAACTCCATCACCAACCCTGGGTAGCTCCCACACCGGCGTACACACCCGCAAATGATAATCCAAAGCCGCCCTAGCCGTACCCTCACTCACACGCCAAAGATACTGCTCTGACTGACAGCGAGGGCATATGAGCGTCAGCCCCTCCCGATTGAGATAAGATTCAACCACGCGGGTAGGGCCACTAGCGACAACCTCGATCATTGGCGCACACCCCCCGCGTTGCGCGTGTACTCATGCGTCAGCCCGTGCTCACGCGCTTTCTCCCACGTCTCATAGAGCGGGAGCGTGTAGCGGCAACCATCGTCCCAATGGCACACACTGCATTTCCACACCCAGCCCTCTTGCGCAATGGGCACAACCCGCGTGCTGTGGCTAGCCATGAACTGCCACCCCCTCAGAGGCTTTAGTGTAGGCTGCCTCAAGGGCTAGGATGATGCATTTTGAGTCGTGCTGCAGGGCAGCCTTTGACGGCCGGTAATTGCCCGCATCGAAGGTGTGCCCGGTGTCGGGGATCATGTCTAGCATGGTGCTGATGTTTTTCTCTAAATCATCTAGCAGTGTAGTGAAATTACTCATTGTTATCTCCCTTGTTTCTTTCTATGCGGCTAGCGTCAGCACTGGCTTCTGCATCATTGCGCGCAGCTTCTCGATCCCTTGCGCGGTTACCCGTATCTGCGGGGCGCCGTTTACCCGCTCACCCGTGATGTCGGTGTAGTGTGTTGCTCGGGTAGCTAGTAGGCCCCGGTCAATGGCCTGCTGGTAGGGGTGGCGGCGGCCGCCGCGCTTGAATACCCACCCGCATTCTTCGAGGTAGGCGAAGAGCCGCGTCTGCCCGGTGGGTACCCCGGCGCGGGAGAGAAGCTTAGCGGCCTCCCCCACGCTATAATCACCATCAGCACCCAGGAAGCCGTCGTATGCGCCTACTTTCGGTGCCTGCTCTTCGACTTTGGCGGTGAGCGCGAGCTTTTCTTTTTCGGAGGCGACTAGCGCCTCTAACGCCTCTAGGTAGTTGCCTGGTAGGGCGGGTGCCCCGTAAGCGCCGGTCTTGCGGATGGCCGGGAGTACCTGCTCAGTCACCCACGCTTCGAATGGTGCGGCCGCCGGGCTGTTAGACCTGAGTACCACGCGGTAAAGGTTCGGTTCGTTGATGATCGTGACCGGCTGGGAACCGCCTCGGGTGGGGGTGTGAGTTTTACTCACCCCCTTCTGGTTGAGGCGTTCGGCTACCCGGGCGGGGGTGGTGAGGTCTAGCAGCTCGCAAATGTCCCGCAGCACGAACCACGGCTCACCGTCGATCATGAAAACCCGCACGGGTTCGCTGTTGAATTTGTATATTTCCGGTTTCATTGTTTCCCTTTGATTTGCGTGTAGTTTTCCGCGTCGATTTCTTCCACGGTTTCGATTATTTTTTTGAGGGCATTTTTTGCGGCGTCCATGCCCTCATTTATTGAGTCGGTTACTGGTTCACTGAATGCCCATTGCGATTTTTCTTGCGCGTATGATATTTCTTCATCCAGTATTTCTTTTGATTTCTCTAATTCGATTAGGGCGTTATCCGCATTATCTTTTAGGGATAAGAGTTTTGAAATATCCACGGTTGAATCGTCCTTACTGATCGGGCGTATTATCACCGTCACCCCGGGGCGGTCTTTGTCCGGTTCGCCGTGGTGCAGGTGAGGCCCGTCGACGTGCGTGTAATCATCGTCTTCTAGTAGTCCGGATAGTACGATGCCGTCCACGATGGCCTTTGCCACCGGGTATAGGTTCCCCGGGTCATAGCGGCGGCCCGTGGGTTTGTGAATTATCATGTCGATTTTGACGAAATAGCTTATGCGTGATTTAGGGATTCCCTCACGGATTTGTTTTGCTGTTTCGTCTCGCCATGCCCGCGTGTTTTTTGCCCGCGCCCAGTGTCCGGCCCGGTTTACTTCGTTGCTGGTGAGAAATTTTTTATCACCTAGCGGGATTGTGAATACTATCCCGGGTTTTTGCGCCATTGCTTTCTTTCTTTTGTTTCGCGTGTGCCCCGGCGTGAACCGGGGCACATGCTGTTTTTTGTTTTTAGAACGGCGGTTCGCCCTCTACTGATGCGCCCCAGTCGTAATTACCCCCGGCCTGCTGCCCCCACGGGTCGCCGCCCGGGTTCTCGGGTAGCTTCTGGTTCACCGGCCCCTGCTGCTGCGGCGGCTGCTGCTGTTGCTGCTGGTACCCGCCCTGTGGGGCCTGCGGGGCCTGTGCCGCGTTGTTCTTCGGCGCGTAGGGGATTACCCCTAGCAGCCGGGCCGTGACCTCTAGGGAGTAGCCGCGCGCCCCGTCCCGGGTCGTATACTCACGGTTCTGCTCCGGCCCCGCCACGATCACGGGGGTGCCTTTCTTGAGTACGCCGCTCAGGTGTTGCGGGTCTAGCCCGTTGCGCGCCCACACGGTGACTTTGCGCCAGGTGGTGCCTACGGTTTCCCATTGCCCGGTCTGCTGGTTTTTCCGGTTGTGGTTCTCAGCTAGTGAGAAATTCAGTACGGGGTCGCCGCCGCCAGTGAACCGCAGTTCGGGTTCGCTGCCGATATTCCCGTGAATGGTTACATCTGCCATTCTGTTTTTCCTTTCAGAAATGCGCGGCACGGGTGTGATGCGCATTTCTTTTGCGTGTTTTTATTTGCCTGTTGATCCGAATCCGTTTGCGCCGCGCGCCGTATCGGTGTCGAATTTTTCGCGGGGCACGGCCTGTAATTCCAGGGGCGCTAGCTCTAGCGGCACTAGCTGCGCGATGCGGTCGCCCTCATGCGCCGTGTACGGTGTTTTGCTGCGGTTTTCTAGGATTACGCCGATTTCGCCGGTGAATCCCGCATCTACTACCCCGGGGGCGTTTGCTACGGCGATGCCTTTTAGGGCGAGGCCGGAGCGGGAGTGCACCATGCCTACCGTCCCGGCGGGGAATTTCACGGCTACACCGGTGCCGATCAGGGTACGCTCGCCGGGCTGGATTGTCTGTGTGGTGCGTGCGCGCAAATCGTAACCGGCGTCGTCGGGGTGCGCTTTCGTGAGCGGCTTGGCGTTGGGTGCTACTAGCGTGTAGTTGATTTTCATCGTAGGTTTCTCCTAGTCGGCTGAGGTGATGGGGAGGAATAGTACGGCGGCGGCGAGGGTGAAGGCGAGTAGCCCGGTGTCGCTTGCGCGGAGGGCTAGGGCGCCGAATGATGCGGTTGCTGCCGCCCAGATGATGGCTACCGCGATGGCGGCTATGGCCCATCCTATGGCGATTGTGCGTAGAGCTTTGAGTGATTTTTTCATTGTGTTCTCCTTGGTTTTTGGTGGGTTGCCCCGCCAATAAAAACTATACAGGGTGTATAGCTAATGTTCGAGCCGGGCGGCCGTGATATGCGCTACTCGGGCATAGCCCCCAACGTCGAAGCGATAGACGCCACGCGGCCACCAGCGGCCCGCACAGCCGATTTCTCAACCGGCGCGGGTAATTGGGCCTCCAACGGCTCAAAACCCCGCGACGCGGCCACAGGCGCCGGTACACGGGCAATAGCGCGGTTATGCGCCCCCGCAATACGGCCCGCAAGCTCAAGATCACCCGAAGCGACAGCCGCCGCATGAGTCCGCCGCATACGCGGCACACTACGCAACGCCCTATCCACCTCCGCGAACATGCCCTCCCACGTCTCCGTAATCAGCCGAAGACTCAGAAAATCACTGCTTTTCGCGCACCGGGTGATAATCTCCCCCGCATAATCGGCGGGCACATCAGCTAGCACCATTGCCCACGCGGCCGCCATCTCGTCCGTCGGCGTCTTGAGCGTCGGGAAAAGCTGCGCCGCGACCTCTAGCATCTTCCGTGTCTCGTCCGCGTTCATCGGGCACCCCCGGGGGGTAGCGCCGCACCAGCAGGCGGCATGAACGGGTCGGGTGCCGCACCGAAACCGGGCGTTGAGGTCATAGCCTTGAGCGCCTGCATCATCTCGGATGCCTGCGGCTGCGGGTCTGGTTCGTCTTCCCACGCCCCGGCGTTTAGCCATGTCGCGGGATACTTGGTGTAGCGGGCGTCCTGGTTTTTCCGCTCCGTGGCGTACCGTTCGGCACCGGCGATGATGTCGGCGGGGTTGGCCCCGTTTTTGATCGCGGCCCGCCAGGCGCGTTCTGCGGCCCGTTTATCCCTGCGTTTGGGGAACTGTGCCCAGAACGCTTGAAAATCGCTCTGCGGGGCCGTAGCGGGCTTCTCGTGCCGCTTTTCGGGTGTGGTCGCCGGTTGCAGTTCGTTGAGGGGTAGCTCCACGTCCTCGAAATGAGGTTTTTCCGGCGGGTCATTCTCAGCCGCGCTAGCGGCGGCCTCCGCTGTGGCGGCCGTCACCGCAACGTCGGCGTGGGGGGTAGGGGGGAGTGATTCATTTGGTAGGTTAAGTTGGTTGGTTAACTTTGTGTGCAAATTTTGCACCCCTAGGGATGCAGATTTTGCACCCTCCCCCTGCAGATTTTGCACCCCTAGGGATGCAGATTTTGCACCCCCACTATCTAGCGTAAGAACATACCTTGATGTAGTTTGCTTACCTTTCTCATTGAAACGGCTAATAACCTGTATGTAACCCTTATCCTGTAGCGACTCAACCGCGTAGGCTACCGTCCGCCGCGAACACCCCATATTCTTAGCCAGTGTGCTAAGCGACGGGAAGCAAGACCCGGCCTCGTCCGCGTATGAGGCGAGCATGAAAAGCGTAAATTTATCTTTCATCGAGAGGCCATCAAGCTTTTGCACCTCAGCAATATGTAAAAAAGACATTTTAAATCCATCTTTTAAAGCGTGATACACAATACTTTCGGGGTGTGCCCGCATTCACAAACACACCCCGAAAATACAATTACCGGCGCATCAGCCAACAAGCTCACCCGTAGAAACATCCACCCGATCACCACGGGCAGCCTCCAACTCAGCAAGCCGCAGCTTCAACTCCATAGCCCGGTTCTCAGCCTCAAGCCGCCGCGTCTCCGCGTCCATCACCTCAACCGCAGCCTGCCGCCGCTCAGCAATCGCCGTAAGCTTCTCCGGGCGGCACTCCTCAACCGACGTATCAACCCAAGTCGCCAGCTCACGAAGCGCTGTCTTGCGCCACATAGCCTCGGGGTGCTTCTCCCACACCGGAGAGGGCCTATCAGAGTTAGGGTTACCCGAGGCCCGCATAGCCGCCTGGATACGGTCTTTACCCGCCCGCGCCACGTTCGAGATTCTGCCATTCTTGAGGCGCGCATAGGCCACAGAGAAAAGCCGCTCACCCCGCTGATCGTCCGGCGCGGGCTGAAATTTCGGCTCTTCATCCACCCCATACGTGAACGCCCACTTATCGTTAGCGTGCACCACGTAGCACACGATGTCATCCACGCGGCCCGCACGGTAAATCAGCTCAATCAGCCCCTTATACCCCGTCACCGCGTTAATCTGCTTACCATAGGGTACTAGGTAGAACTCGTCCGTGCCCGGCGCCAGGCCCAGGCTAGCCGCCTTCTGAATCGCCGAAATGAACGCCTCACCGTTGTTCATCGCCGCCTGCATCAGCTTAGGATCAGCCTTCACCGTCGCCAATACACCGCGCATCCAGTCATCCCCCATATCCCGCATATGCGAGGGGAGGCTAGAAACCAGAAGCGGCTTCTGCGGCCGCACTAGCGACTGATCGAACTGCC